AATTTTTTGTATATCTTCATTTGAACTTCTAATTTGAAGTACTTCACCCATATCATTTTTAAGGGTAGATTCATCAGCTAATATATCTAAAGCAGAGGCAATAATAGCATCCTGATCCATTATATCATATTCTGAATATAGTTGGGGTCTTAAATAATTATAATTTAAGTTAAATTGGGCTCCATATAAAGATGAAGGAGCTGTTGAGTATACTCGATTAAATCGGTCAACTAAAGCATTAGTTTCATATTCGCCACTTGATTGTATATGACCTGAATCTATTGTTTTAATTTGATTACCACCAACGTTCCTGATAACAACGTCAGTTGAAAATAATCTTTGTAATCTTGAAAATATGCTTGTATTTGCCATTTCTATATATTAATTATTGTTATAAATATTACTATAATAACCAATCAATGTTTTCTTTACCCTTATTTGTATCAATTTGATAAGGATTTTTCATTTGTTGGTTATTACCATAACTCCCTTGATATGCTGTTCTATTAACTTGCATATTATTTAAGGATTGTCTGGTTAAGTCTATTCCTCTTTGTTTAAATTTTAATGCTGTATCTCTAATGTACATAGCAATACTAAAAGCCATAACTAAATCATCATTGTATCCTGATTGAGCTTCTGGTCTTCCATTACGCCATATAAATGTTTTCATTTCTTCTACTAATCTTTTAGATTGTATTGTTACTCCTTTATCACCTATGTATTCTTGAAATTTACCAATTACCATAGGTCTCGTTCTTGATGACATAGTAAATCCAGGAACCATTTTTGAATGATCTTGATATTTATCAAAATACGAATTAACATTGGCTTCTCCACTCTTTTGTGAATAGTAAAGATTTTGATATGCTCTATCAATTACTACCTGTATAGTAGCCCAACCAATATTAGCATTTTCTATTACTAACATTGCTTCATTATATTCTGTAGCTATACCAACTAATAAGTGTCCGTATTCTTTAGTACCAATTTGTCCTTTATATTCAGCTACTTGTACATTTGTTTCTGTGTCTATAACATGGAATGCAGAATAATCTTTACCATCGCCTCTTGATACATCAGCTACTACCATATAATTTCTTGAATAATCTGCTTGTTCCCAAACCCATAAATTTTGATCATTACCTCTTCTTTCTAAGGGGTCTTTAACAAATGATTTTTCATAGTATTCTATATATTCAGGATAAAATACAATATCACCAGAGGTGCTAAAATCACAATCACATTCTTGTGCTGCCATTCTAGGATCACCTAATAATTCATCTTGTCTTTTTCTCCATGCTTCATCTCTATCTGGGTGTACATACCAAGGTAATTTGATAGGTAAAAAGTCATTTTCTGCTGCTTCTGCTCTTGACCATGTTTGGTGAAACCAATTACCTGTACCATAAGGTGTAGATAATGCTATACAACCACCCCCAGTTGCTAATGTTTGTTGTGCTGATGCCCATATTTCACCAATATTTTCAATAAAGGCTGCCTCATCAATTAGTAGTAAAGATACTGCTTCTGATCTACCGGCATCACTTGAAGCTGATGTTGCTTTAATTTGGGATCCATTTGCTAATCGTAGTGTTAATTTATTATTTTCAGGTGCATCTATTTTAAGCCATGATGGTAAATTTTCATACATAAATTTTACCTTTGTTACCATGTTTTTAGCTGTGTCCTGCTTTGTTGCAATACAAAGTACGTTTTTATCCTTATGGAAAGTCATTAACCATAAAGAATAACCTGCTGATAGAGTAGATATACCTAACTGTCTAGATTTTAATACAATAGAATAAGGATTATCACGCCATAGCGTTAATACTTTATCTTGGAATGGATATAAATTAAATTGTATACGTCCACGTTGTGGGTGTTGTATATAACAATATTTACGCATAAAATGCACTGGATCCTTAGCACATTTTAAATATTCTTGACGTATTACTTTTTTTAAATCTGACATATTATTTTGCTAATAGTAGTACTATTCCTCCAACTACTAATGCGCCCGAACCTAATTGAAACAATTTAGTTTTGGCTTTTTGTTTTTTTAAATCTGTTTGTAATTTTAGAGATAATTCTTGTGATATAGCTAATTGGTCAGATTTTGCTAATAATATATTTTCAAAATTCATAACACTTTTATTTAAATTAAATATAACACTATCTTTAACAACTATTTTTGTTTCTAATAAACCTAATTTATTAGATAATAATTTTAATTCTTCTTTGGCACCGTCCCCTATTATTAGGTCTTTAATTACTAGACGCGCTATCGGCTTTTTTAATTGAATCTTCGTAGTGTCTATAACGCTCTGTGAAAAACCTTGTAAGCTCATCATCATTAAAAGAATCAACGGAATTAACTTTTTCATTTACTTTATATTTTAAAGTGACAATCTTTTTATCTTGCTTGTCTATTTCTGTATCTAACTTTACGATTTGTTGATTTAAAGTATCTATTTTAAATACTAAATCATCGTTTATATGGTGTAAAGAATCTACTTTAGCTTCCAAAGCATCTATTTTAATATTATAGTCCTCTACATATTTTTCATCTCCTAAAAATACAAAATAAACTAGTGCACTTAATAGAATAAAAATTATACTATAAGTAATTAATCTTTCTTTAGACAACATCTTTTTCTAACTTTGCAACTAATGATTCTAGTTCTTTCTTTTGTGGAGTTTTTTTCCTTAATATATCTTTAATTTTTTCTTTTTCTGCTTCATCACCTTGACTATATTTTCTAGCTAATGATTTCATTTCTGCAGTGATTGATTTTAAAGCTTTAAGTGCTAAATCTAATTTTTTATGTTTACCTCTAGCTCCTTTTGCAGCTTTAATTGCATCAGCATCTACATCATCGTCATCAATATCTTCTTCAATACCAGCATCTTTTTTTAATTGTACAGTTTTTTCAAGTTCTGCGTTTAAATCTTGTTGAAGTTTAACATCTTTAGGGTCTACTTCTTTTAGATTAGCATTTTTTCCTACTAACTCATCTGCTTCTTTATCTCTACCACTTCTTCTTAAATAATCTATATATCGTTGATCATCTTCTTTAGGTTGGATTTCTTTTAAAGCATTCATTAGATCACGAATTGCTTGGCTTTCACCTACATTTCTATACTTCATAAACCTAGCTACAGCTTGTCTTGCCATTCTAATTTCTTCAGATGAAGGGCTTTCATTTAAAGTATCTACGATGTTTTCTTTTATAAACGATTTTAATTCAGATTTCTTCATTATATTAGAGTTTTTATTATAAATATGTTAAAGACCAGTAATATTCAATATTTGTTCAATTCGTTCCTCTGTTGAACCCTTAATTGTTTCTATATTTTTCATCATATATGCATACTTTCTAATAAAACTTGTAATAGTAAAATCAATTATATCCCTATAATGTTCATCTGTTTCGCGTACTCCATTATCTTCAATAGGCAAGCCATCAGAAGAAATATAAAAAATATAATCATATTCTCTAATAAATTCTTTCGCATAATCAATAAATTTATCTTTATCTTGATAAGGTATAGACTTAGCATTTTGTGTAAATGCCATAACATCAATAACAGTTCTATCTGTTATAATATCTGTTTGAATTAATTCAGCACAACGTTCAGCCAAAAATATAGTTTGACCTTTTAATGTTGAATCTGTATTGAGTGGAATACCTTGCTCCATCAAATACTTAGAACGCTCTGTTCTAAACATATAATCTTTAAATTGCTTTGTTTCTTTTAAAGCATTTACTAATGTAGTTTTACCCACACTCATTGTACCGCATAAACCTATTTTCATATCTTAGTTTCTATGATTTTGTCCTTTAGGTGCTGGTTGTTTATACCAAGGCAATCCTGTTTGATTTCTAATTGCTTCTTTATGATCAGCTTCACTATACTGAATACCATATAGATAATATTCTCTTTTTTTCTCATTACCTTCAGGAATCAAAGCTGGTCCTTCCCAGTTATGTAATTTATTATCCCAAAGATAAGCTATAGTTCCATCTGCTTTTTTTAATTTTTGACTCTTAGGCCAATCATTGTTTGTATCTTGTTTTTTCATGCCCATAATATACGAAATTTATTTTAGTTTTCCTAGTAAACTTTCAGCAACATAAGTACCTTGTGCACCACTTACCGTTA